TATTTAATTTAGCACCTACTGATTCAGTAATTGATTTTGTATCCACATTAGATAATTCGTCTTTGATTGACTTGTAAAGATTTTTAGATTCTTTTAAAGTATCAACATCGTCAAATCTTCTTAGGATGTTTATTTTTTCTTTTTTAGTAGTTGAGTGTTCTGTGAACAATCTTGTAGCGTAAGCTAAGTTTGAATTGAAGATTGCAACTTCATTAAGTTTTTCTCTGAAAACATTTAATGCTTTTCTATATTCTTCATTCTTTTCTCTCAACATTCTAACTTCTTCTTGAGTAGATTCAGTTTTAACACCACCTTTACCATAAACATAGTTTCTGTTTGGAGTAATGCCTTTTCTTAATCCTCTACCTTCTTTAGAACCCATACCATAAGTTCTTGCAGCTTCTTTAGTTTCTCTTTTTTCAAAACCTGCGTCATCTCTACGAGCTTTAGTTGTCTTAAGGTCTTTTGAAGCAATCTTACCATGCTTCATTGCTAACCTTTCGTCTTCTCTGTCTTTGTATCCTTGACCTTCTTTAGTTTCCGATTTTACAACTTTAGATTTACCCGCCATGTTAGCACCTTTTTTGTAATCAAATTTTGCTTTACCAGTACCAACAGATTTAGGACCTTGTTTCATGTCTTCTTTAAATCCACCTGTCGTTTTCTTGTAATCAAATTTAGGTTTACCCATACCAACACCTTTAGGTTTGTAGGTTTCATTAGTTAAATCATCTTCCATATCATCTTCCATATCGTCTTCTTCATCCATCATTTCAGAATCATCATCTAATGTGATTTCGTAAACAACATCTTCGTCATCAGACATATCTTCAGAATCTACATCTGACATATCTCCACTAAAAATAGCATCAATAACATCATCAACAGATTCATCAAACTCTCCATAATCAGACATCATATCATCTTCCATCATGTCATCAGACATCATATCATCTTCCATCATGTCATCTTCAGATTCACCAAGCTTAACAAGATATTCTACATCAGCATTTTCGTCAGATAAATGAACATTCTCACCGTCTTTTTTAACAATGATTCCGTCATCTTCACCCATCGCTTTAAATACTTTCAAAATTTCTTCGTCAGAAGCATCAGTTAAATCAATTGGAGTTTCGTCTGAATCCATATCAAAGTCCATTTCCATATCTTCAGATTCATCATCTGAGTCCATATCCATGTCCATGTCTACTTCATCATTATCAGCGGACATATCCATGTCAGCATCTAATTCAACCTCATCTTCATCGTCAGATTGCTCTGAAAGAGATTCTTTTACTAATTGGTTGATTTCTTCCTTCATGGTAGAAGCAAGTATTCCTTTTGCATTTTCGGCAATTGCTTCTTCAACTTGTTTCATTTGAATTAGCGCCTCTTGAACTAATTTGTTTTCTTTCATATAGAAAATCTATTTATTTTACTTAATAAATATTACCAAAAACCAAAAAATACCTCACCTTAGGTATGATATCTTTTATTTTTTAATGTTTTATGATTATAAACACCAAAAACAGGTGTTACAATATCAACATATAAATATGTACAAGCAAAAAAAAAGTGGTCAATTACGACCACTTTTATTAAATCTTTTAAAAAATCAATTATTCAATAACCTCATCAATTTTACTTTCAGATACTGAAGTTATTCTCCAATCATGAGTGAACCCCTCATATTTTTTCGTAACCTTAGCTTCCACATCTGTAACAGAATAACCTCTTACAAGTTTTTCCTCTCTAATTTTTTTAATTTTACCACTGTTTTCATCAGGTAAATCATACTGAATTTTCGCAACAAAGAATTTTTCTTCCATAATTAAATTTTATTTTTTCAAATAATCGGTCAATTTTCTCATTAAGTCAACTCCTTTGGATTGGAATTCTGAATTTTCAGGTGATTTATATTTTTTTTCTTCTTCTAAGTTCTCTTCGTATTTATCTCTATCATTAGGATTAGTAAACAAATAAGCGCCTGGTGTAGATGGTGATGATACCAAGTCAAAACAAATTAACTCAAAATCATCTTGTACTTCATTTCTCTCACCAACTTTTTTCAAGGAACCTACTCCTCTTGAAGAAACTCCCATAGTAACACCTTGTCTCATCAAGTTTGCTGCTTGGTCTCCTTTAGTTGATACAATACCTCTCTCATGAAAACCTGGTGATGTTAATAATTTAAGTTTACCCATAAGGATATTCTTATCCCACCATATGTCTGTTATGATGTGTGAAACCCTATCCAAGTCAATTAGAGACGACTCAGGGTGATTAAGTTCTGAAGTTGATAAACCTTTATCAATTGCCTTTTTATAGTTCTCGGCTTCTCTTTTTAATATTCTTTCAGGGTAAAATCTCCCGTTTCTGTTTGGTGTGTTGTATTTCTGTAATACAGCATAGAACTCAAATGGGTTCCTATAATCTAAGTTGGCTGATTCTCTCAGTACATCCGCATTGCGAATATCTTTTGGGGAAACCCAACCCGCATCCGTCTCAATCAATATACCATGACCGACTTCGTTCGCTTCTAAAATTCTTAGTTGTTTCATCAATAGTTTTTAAGATAAATATATCAATGTTCTGACTTTATTTACTTTTGGAAATTGAAAAGTCAAAGTATTTGTTTTCGATTACATTATCTCTTACAATATTTCTTATTATTTTTTTTACAGATTCTTTGAGTTCGGGGGATTTGAAGTCAAATTCTTTTGTAGTGTACAAGTTAACTTCCAAGTTAAAAAATGATTTTTTTCCATGTGATATACCACTTGTTCTTAAATCCAAATCAACAATACTTTGTTCTTTGAATAGTTCAGCGTCAATAGAATTGAATACTGAATGTTTTATTTCTCTGCTGAGATTACATACTACACGATTCCAATTATCGTGGTCAAATTTTGGGGAAACCCATGATTGAATGTTTATGTATAACGATTTTAAATTTTTTGAATCCACAGTACCATATACAGATTTGATTGGACTATACAGATTTAACTTTACACTTTTTCCTTTTTTCATTACATTTCATTATTGTCACGGTTTATTTCTTTGTAAAAAGATAGTACAAAAAAACCCCATAGTCAAAAATTTTTTAATAAATCGCGATATTTGTAATAATATGCTAATAGTAGACGTAAAAAAAGACGGAATAGAAAAGGCTCTGAAAACCTTAAAATCTAAAGTTATCAAGACCAAACAAAATAAAATTTTATTTGAACGAAAAGAATTTGTGAAAAAATCTGTAGTACGAAGAGATGAAATATTAAAATCTACGTATGTTCAAAAAGTTAAAAGTTCTTTAGATTGATTCTTCTAAACTTTTTAATTTTAGAAAATTCAATTGGTCAAACTTTTCAACCTTTAATCTATCAATTGTCTCAGACAATTTTGTTCTCAATTCAAACTCTTCTTCTTTTTCTAAGATGATGTTAAGTTTGTTGATTGCACTTTCACGAATTGTTTCAAACTTATCTTCCAAAGATTTTGAATCTTCAGAAATCAATTGGAAAAATTCTTTTTTTGATGACTCATCAAGACCTTCAACATATTTGTTTAAATTTTGATTTGCAATACTAACCATTGTTTTCAAAGGAATTTGAATAGATTCTTTGATAGGTTCCTTTGTTGAAGTTAACACACTTGTAATATTCTTTTTAGAATTTACTCTTTCCAATAAATTCAATTTGTTTGTATACACTAACGAATCAATATCCGAATATTTGTTTACAACATTTTCCGATAATGATTTTGGTGGTTTAATTGTTGGTAATAATTTTTGAATTAAATGAATACCTTCTTCTAAAAAATCTTTAGCGTCGGATTCGTTTAGTCCTTGAGGTGTACACAATTGGTCGTATAAAGAATAAAGTTTTGACATAGTTTTATTCTCCAAAACATTGTGTTTGAATTCTTTTAACAATTTTTTGAATTCCTTTTCATCTTTGTAGGATTCGATAAGATTGTTTTCAATTAGGGATTTAATTTTTCCGAAAGTCATTATAGCGCGTTTTCATTATAAATATTAGGAATTTAATAACTTATCCAATTCTTTTGAAATTTCTCCTAAAGATTCTTGACCCTGACCAAAATCTAAGAATTTTGAACCTTCTAATAGGTTACTTTCCACCAATAAATTCATGTTCTTCATTCTTGATTCCGGAGTAACCTCGGATTCACCTCCCGCAGGTGCTGGTGGCGGAACTTCTCCTCCTACTTCGGGTTCTCCTCCTGATGGCGGAGCCCCAAATCCTCCAAATGATTCTTCACCACCTGTAGGTGTTGTTGTGGATACAGTTTCAGTTCCTCCTGATTTATTACTATATAGTTTGTCAATGTTATCAAACAACCCTGATTTAGTAATAACTGTAGGAGTTGATTTAAGTTCTTCACCAACAGCTCTTTCAATTCTTTGTTGTTGTAAATCCAATCTGATTTCTTCATCAGACCATCCAAAGATATGTTTTTTAGCCCATGTCGATGATGTTGGTTGAATACCGTTTCCTGGGTCAGAAACTAAATCTTTATATAATAAAACTTTTTCTTTCCAAACATCAATTTTTAATAAATCAGCTTGTGTAGATGGGTTAGATAACCCCAATGTAAAGTTTTGTAATTCATCCTCAAAACCTAATAAGAATAAATGAACAATTGCAATCTTATTAAGTTCGGCAATCATACTTTTTTGTATTCTGTTGATTGTACGAGCAAAACGGATATCTTGTAATGATAAGTTTTTACCGTCACCAACAACTTCTTCAAACCCTAAAAACGCTTTAGGAACACGAAGAGCCGTTAATAATTTCTTTTGAATATATTCAATATCTGCAATCTCTGATAAGTTAGTTGCACCCGGTAATGTTGAAATTGGGTCTGGAGCTGATGGGTCACGAACGGGAATAAAATAATCTTGGTCGACAGCCATTTGGTTGAATCTCATGTCCACATTACCTGTTTTTGCATCCACAATTTGTTCTCTTTTGAACTTATTGGCTACTCGGTTTACATATGCTTCAACATCATCGTCATTCATATTACCCACAAATACCTTAAATAATTTTCTTTCAGGAGCTCGTGACGTACGATAAATTAACATTGCATCTTCACACAATAATAATTGTTTCCAAATACGTCTTGCTTTCTCCAACATAGAAGTACCGTAAGGTAGTTTTCTATCATCACCTAATAATCTAAAGTGAGCAATTTCCCATGATTGGAACTCCATGTTTCTATTTTTCCAAGTAAAGTGAAGAGCCTTTTTGTTCTCATCTTTTTCTTGTGTAATATCAACAGTAATTTTTGCACTAACTCCAACCTCATGTCTTTCAATTTCAATTGTTGGTAATTGTTGACAACCGATAATCCCCTTTTCGGGGTCTAATTTAAGGTAAACAAAATTGTCACCATACTTACATGTGTTTCTTGTCCACATAGGTAAGTTGGTATTGATATCTAAATTATTGTTAAATAAATCTGCTAATACTGATTTAATACGCTTTGATTCAGAATAAATTTGAAGAATAAATCCGTCTTCATTGGTTGTTGTAGATTCTTCAGAGTAAATGTCCAGCGCTGCCGAAATCTCAGGAGTATTATGAGAAAAAATAGTATCTGTTGCGAAATTTTTATACCCTGGCACAGTTAAATCATACACAGGAATAACTCCATTAGGTTCAATTGAAACTATTTTATGGTTTAACATTAATTTATCTCCCTTACCTCTTGCCGTTGAGTAAACCGATTTTTGAATACCATAAGCATCAAGAAATGTTGACCAATCTTTATATCCTGAATTATTTATATCTCGTTGTAGTTTTCTATAAGAAACACCTAATTTTAAAGCTGTTTTCTTTAAAGATTTTTCAATACGAGCGGTTTCAATAATATCATCAAAGGGTATTGAAAAATATGCAGGGTTTTTTTCCCCAGAACGATTACCGTCCCAAGTCATTTTACCTTTTCGTTTTGCAACTTCAGACATCTTTAATCTATATTCAGGGTTTGACCATAACTTCTCATTATTTAGTCTGGCATGATACGCCCTATGTTCTGAAATATTCATAATACTAAGATTTTCAGGTAAATTATTTTTACCATTAAAATCAATATGATGAACTTCTTGGTCTTTATTTATTTTAGTATTATAAAACCATTCAGAAATTAAATTATGTTCAGATATCCAACCTTTATGACCTACATTTGAATTACAAGTATACACCCAATTATATTTTTGGTTGTTGTAAAAAGATTTACGATAAAATGGCATCATAGAGTCACCTTCCTTTAGATTCATAACTCTTTCAAATGACCCATCTCTTTTCATTAATTGATGTTCCCAAGTAGCTATAATAAATGTTCCGTCATCAAAATTAACTTTATATGTCATTTCATCACGAGTATAATGGGCATTACGAGCCATTGCAGGAACAACTTGTTTTGTATTATGGTCGTATGAATAAGTTATAAATTCATAATCTCTACCTTTATCAGATAGTTCTTTAATGGTCATAAACCCATTAGGGGTTGCTATTTTAGTATCTCCTGCAATGCAATATTCCATACTTTCGTAATCATATTGAGCAGATAATCTTGATGGTTCATAATAAATCGCTTGTGAATAGAGATTATTTTCAACCTTAGCCCATTGATTTGTTAAATAAAATGTTTGTTGTGCTTGGAGTTTTTCTCTTTCGTAATCATCACGATTTGGAGTGCGCAAAAGCTCTTTCTTATCAAACTTAAAAGTTGGATAATCTTGTTTTAATAAAGAGTTTGGTCCAAATGTTTTGGACAACCTCTGCCATACTGTCATATTATTTTGTTGTTCACTCATGATATAAATTTACTTGTTTCCTCAGTAATATAAATAGTATTACCCACCAAATAACCATCCATATTTTTGGTAATCGGACTTAGTGGCTTCACCTTGATTATTCATACCATTACCTCTACCCATTTGAGGAACCATTGGATTAAAGAAGTCGGAAGAGTTTTTATTTTCATTCACAGTTGTTGCCCATGAATTTATCATCGCTTTTGTATGACTTGTTACTTTTTCTAAAGATTGGAATGATTTTTCCGCAACATACAAAGCCATAGAAACCCCCATAATACAGTCATCATGATGACCTTTCTGATGGTCAGGTCTTCCATTGATATAGATAAATGTGTTCATTTCATTGTATAATCTATTTGAATATACTTTAAACCCATGTCTTACCCCCTCTTCAAATGCCGCAATAATTTGAACCCTTTTTGAGTTAAAATTAATACCAGGAATTTTTTCATTAACTTTTGGGTCCCATTTCCATTTATTACTTGTATCAACATTATCAACATATAATCCACCTTGATAGTTCAATTCCTGTAACTTTCTAGCTGTAGAAATACCCATACCTCCTGTGATATCAATTACACAGTAAGCATTATACATTGTTCCCCATTTGTAGGCAATTTCTGCCAATACATCTGGCGGAATTTTGGCAACATATTCTAACACTTGTTCTCTTTCATCAAAATCAATGATTTGGATACACGAGAAGTCCTCAGAATCACCACGAGATACATCCACCCCCATAACATACTTATGTCCGTTTACGGGTTCTTTAAATATCCATAATGACCCACCCATAAGTTTGGCTTGGGGGTCACGCAAAGTATTTTTCGCAATACCTTGCATTAAATCAGATTCAAATACATTATCACCTGAACCTAAGAAATTCGTCTCCAACTCTTGAGCAACTTTTCTTCGGTCAAATTTTAACTTTTTAACCATTCCTTCAAACCATGATGAACATGGTTTATATCCTTGAGAAATGTAATCGGTTACAATTGAGTGGTCTCTGTCATATGGATTTTCCATTGACAAGTCAATAATGTCCTTATCGGTATATTCTTCTCTATTTAATAAAAAATGAACTAAGTCATTAGTTTTAACCATATACAAATCTTTTGTATATCTTGGGTCACGATACCAAAACATCTCAGATATTTTGAAATCGTTCATGTTTCTTAATGACTGGTCATAAATTTCATAGTAAATTGGGTCATATCCGTTTGGTGTTGAAACCACAATAACTTTACCTCCTGTTGATAGGGATGCCATACAGGCAGACCAGAAATCTGAATCCGCTTCAATAAATGCTGCCTCATCAAATACAAGAATGGTAGGGGTATAACCCCTCAGGGCATCCTTTGATGTTGCAACCGCTTTAACTTCACAGTCGTTACTAAGTTTGAAATGTCTTTGGGAGTTTTTTTCTTTTGAGAATGTAACGCCAACCCATGCAGGCCATTGTTCAGTAAATCCTCTTACCTTGTTAGCCATCTCCATTGATGTGTCTAACTTGTTGGCAATGATAAGGATTTTTTCAGGTTTGTTCTTTTTGGCAAATACCAATCGTTTTGATATCCAAGCCGCGGTTACAGTAGATACACCCGCCTGACGATACTTTAATGCAATATTTTCATTGTATTTGTCGTAATCTTCTATTAAACTAATTTGGTCGGGAAATAAGTCCAGTGGGACGTATTTGGATACGGTATTATCGTATGTTTGTAAGTAAGTACGAAGTGCATAAGGAGTATTCCTCATACACTTCGTAACTTCAATTATTAATTGTTCTCTATTCACAAAATGTTATTTAGGTCTCGATATACCTAAACTACCTAAAAAGTCATCTAAATCATCGTCATCATAATCATCGCCATTATCATTACCACCATCATCACCATAATCATCATCATTATCATCACCATAATCATCATCATTATCATCACGATGTTCTTCTTGATAGTTTTCAAAATCTTCTTTCATTTGAAGAGCCTCTTTTACGATTTCTTCAAATCTTGAAGTTGCTTTTTTGTTTTTTGACTCATCTTCCGAAATGGCGTTTCCAATAATTTGTAAAAACTCTTGTGCCGGTACTTGGTATAACAAGATATGGAACCAGTTTATTAGTCCTTTATTATTTGGGTCATATATTTCATCAGGTAACGCAAATCTAATTTTCTCAACAATTTCTGGACCAATTCTCAATTGCATTGGTTCATTACCTAATGTATCTGTTTGTCCTTGTACTTTTTGACGTAATCCTTGTTCTTGTGGCAAACCGTGTCTACCTTTAGCTTCTTCCAAACCTTTAATGATTTCGTGACAAAGAATTGGGAAAATCATACCTGTTGCAGTAATTTTGGTATCAGGTTGTTGTTCACCTTCTTCACCTTCGCCTCCTTCGTCCTCATCAGCGTCGCTTAACTCAACTTTACCCGCAACACCTTGACCTGTTTGACTCATCATTTCAATCATTTGTTCCATACTAAAGTATAAGAAATCATTGATTGCCATGATACCTAAATAATCACCATAAAGAGATGGGTCAATTGCATCTAATCTTGATTTAACTTCAGGTTTTTGGAAAAGATAATGTCCTTTCTTAGCTGCCCCTTGAATGATAGCATTAATTATATTTCTTTTATGTTTTTCTAATTCTAAAATTTCTTCGTCGGTTAAATCTTCAATATCAAATGATGGAAATTCCATTTGTTTTGGTTTTTCTTCTTCATCCTCATCTTCTGTATTATCATTCTCATCTTCTGGTTCAAATCTGAATCTATCAGTGTTTGGCATTCCTAAACTAGCCTCAATTTGGTACCAATTTGCAGGTACTTCGGCTTCATCTAACGATGCCTCTTTCGCTAAATCAATAAGTTCGTCTCTGTGAGCGGCTTCAATTCTCATGATACCAGGAAGTTTTCTCATCATTTCTTGATAAACCATACCTTGAACTTGTTTAGAACTTAAATCTTCTATGCCAGTAACTTGTCTTAATTTATCGGCAACTTTTTGAAATCTGTTACTCACCAATCTTTGAACATCCGCAGAACCTTTGGTCATTGCAGGATTCTTAGCATACAATCCCTCAGGACTTGCTAACTTTCTTTCCAAGTTCGGGTCCATTCTCTCTGGTGTATTCCCGTAGTCAATTTGTTCGTTAAATTTTTTTGCCATAAATTATTTTTGTATTAGGTTCATTATTAAATCAATTACTTTTTCTTTCGCTTGTTCAGGAGAAACTTTTCCAGCCTTTGGTGCTGGATTTTCACCAGGATTCGGGTTTTTACCAGGATGTGAAGGTCTTGGTTTTGTCGTTGGTTTTGTCGTTGGTTTTACAGGAGCTGGTTTTGTTGTTGGAGCTACCTGTTCTTTTGTTTCACCTTTTTTAGCCTTTGGTGCTGGATTTTCACCAGGATTCGGGTTTTTACCAGGATGTGAAGGTCTTGGCTTTATATTAGGTTTTGTTGTTGGTTTTGTTTTTGGTTTTGTAGGCGCAACAGCAGGTTCTGACTCAGTAATAACTCTCATTAAGTCACCTTTAGTAATTCTTGGGGGTATATGTTTTTCCACGATTCTTTCTATTTGGGTTTCCAAGAACAAAGATACGGGATTTTTTCCTTCTTTCAATTGTTTTTTTACTGACATAACACATCTCTCAAATTTTCTTGTTTTTTTAGGTCCAACTTGTGCATGACAAATAGCCCATGGGTTTGGACCATCCTTTTTTTCTTCAAACATTCCCATACCATCATCTTCAGTACCAAATCCATCATCAGATGAAGGACCTACTTGATGCGGGTCTTGAGTTTCAGTTTCTTTGTTTGGGTCCATAGTCACTTCTTCTTCCTCATCAACTTCTTTTTCGTAAAGTTGGAATGGTTTTTTCTCTTGTTTTAATTTTGAGATAGTTGCAGTATCGGCTTTAGATACCATAGTTTGTTCTGCAAATAATTTCTTGTGTAAAGTATCAATCTGTGATTCAGTTAATTTACTAACTGTTTTTGATGATAATCCTTTTTCAATCAATTGAAGGGCTTTTTTATTAACTTTCATATACTAATTTTTTTTCAAATTCTAAAATCAAATCTCTTTCGTAGAGTTTATCTTTAATTTCTTGTTCGGTACTTCCAAATCTAAAAACAATTCTTTTTTTTCCTTCAGATTCTTCGGGTTCCCAGGCTAACGCAACAACATCGTCAATTGCGTCTATCATAGAAAAAAAATCGGAGTTCTGAATTAATTCTAATTTTAAATCAGTATTTCTCAAAACTCCCACTTTCTTTATATATTGTAATTCAGGTGGAGTTGGATAACCGTTGGAGGGTTTACTTTCCCAAGATTCCCCCCAAACATCCAAACTATCTGAAAAAATGAATTCATATAAATTATCTCCCTTATAGTTAGGACCTAGTCCATTAACATAAGTTAAATAGCTCATATTAAACTTCCGTTTGGTGTTATTCTAACTTGACCTTTATTAGTTTCAAAAACTAAGTTCTTTTTATTTGTAATTCCAATAAATTTAGAATTTAAATTTTCTTGTAAGAATTTTTTTGCTGCTAATTCTTGCTCAATAGTTTTAGTCATTTTAACTACCGATTCCATAATTTGATTAACTACTACTTTTTTCTTAGCGGTTTCAGTAATTTGTTTTTCTTTACTTTCTCTAATTTCTTTTTTAGAAACCTCAAAATATTTTGAAATTACTTTGTCTACTTTTGATTCTCCAAAAATACTATCAAAGATTGCTCCATTACCAGAATCTTCCATTTCAGATTTTCTTGTTTTTACCTTAAATGGTTTACCTGTTAGGTCTTTATATTTGTTAAACATGTTTTCACCACTTCTTTTATCAAACCAGCGTTGTTTGTCACCATATTTGTCATATAACTTTTGGAAAGAATCAAATTCTTCTGTATCAAAATTATCTCCACCTATGCCGTATATGTCAGAATCTTTAGCCAATCTATCATTTTCATCGTAATAAGTATCGCCTTTATAATCTTTTCTTTTTAAATTACCAAATGAACCATACATGTCTCCTTCTTCCATTTCGCCTTCAACTGCAACATCCATATCAGCCTGAATGTCTTCAACTTCACTATCGTCAGTTAAATCTTCTCCGTCCATGTCGTCACCACCTAAATCTTCAGAATCTTCTTCAAATTTTGACATGATGTCTTCTTTATCTTCTTCAGATAAAGAATTTAAATCAAATGAAGAAAGAACCATATTAACAACATACTTAATATCTTCAGATGTCATACCTTCTTGATTTTCAAGAGTTCTAATTTTTTGAGTTAATTTACCCGTAAGTTTTTGAATTGTTTTGAATGTAATCTGACCTTCGGTATCTTCGTTCCCACCTTCTTCAGTGTCAACATCAATATCAACATCAATGTCATCTACTTCAGGAGCATCTTCCATACCCATATCTTCCATACCCATATCTTCCATATCCATATCATCACCTCCGTCCATTGGTGATGGTGGTAATTCGGGTGATGGTACTGCTGGTGGAGCCGCTGGCGGTGCCATAGGTGCCTCAGCTTCAGGTGCCGGTTTTGGTGTTTTTAATGTGAATTTTTTTTGTTCACCATATAATGAAACACCTTCTTCATTTTCATTGATTCTATTTAATTCTCCTGCAACAAGATTTAATCTTTTGAATGCTTGTGAATATGATGAATAGTATTTTCTATTCTTCATAGGTTCAATATAGTCAGTTTCAGATTCAGAAATAGTTCTCTTAATAATATAACCTTGTCTTTCTCTAACAATTTCATATTTGTTTCCATCAGCAAGAGATACTGAATATTCAGATTTTGCAGTTTCGTTAATTGCCCTTGGCATTACTTCGTTAAAACGAGCAATTTCCATGATTCTATTTATTTTGTCTTGACCTGTTAGTTTTTCACTACCAATTGGTTTTAAGTTCGCCATATTTTTTTTTATTTTATCTTTTAATTATTTAATCCGTTAAAACCACCTAATGTGATTGCGTTTAATTGTGCGTATGGTACACCATTTGCGTCAGTAAATATTGGGTGAGGGGCTATCGCTCCAGATGGTGCGGTACCTCCACTAAACGAACCTAATATTTCAATTGTATAGGCATATTGTGCATCAACCCCATATCCTGAGAAAGGGTATGGTGATGGAGATGGTGTAGGTGTATTTGTTGGTGTTGGAGTATTAGTTGGAGTTACAGTTGGTGTTGCAGTTTTTGTAGGAGTTATAGTTGGTGTTATTGTTGGTGTTGCAGTTTTTGTTGGTGTAACTGTTGGTGTAGATGTTACCGTTGGGGTAACCGTTTTTGTTGGTGTAATTGTTGGTGTAGATGTTACCGTTGGCGTTATAGTTGATGTTGGAGTTTGAGTTGGTGTAGATGTTACCGTTGGCGTTATAGTTGATGTTGGGGTTATACTTGGTGTTGGAGTTACCGATTTAGTTGGTGTAATAGTCGGAGTTTGAGTTGGTGTTCTTGTTACTGTTGGTGTTATGGTTGATGTTGGTGTTACAGTTGGAGTTTGAGTTTGTGTTGGAGTTGGTGTAGGTGTTGGATTCGCGGCTAAACAAGTTAAACAGTCATTGTAGTTAATTGACATAGTTTGAACACTATCAATACCTACCGAAGGTTCTGCAGTATCAACAACTTCATAACATCCTGGTGTTGTTCCACCAGAGAAAGTTAAATAATAGTTACCTCCAACCGTAGGAAGCGACGAACTATTAAAATCTACATTAATTCCTGAACCACCTGCACAAGGGGCTACCAAATAAGTTACTGAAGCCATTTAATTTTTTATTTATAAATATACGACCGATACAAATAATTTAACTATTCTTGAATTGTTCTTTCAATTGAAAGCTCTTTATCCGTCTCTTTATTAACGGTGTCAAATAATTTTTCTATGTGACCTGACCTTCTTAAGAACTTAAAGACCAAATTTTCATAAGATAATTCACCATCTTTTTCTAATCCAGCTTTTCTATAATCTTTAAGTTTGGTCTTAATTGTCTCTAAATCTTTACCCTCGTCAATTGCAGTATCAATCTTTTCAGTCCAAGATTTAATCTTCTTTTCAAGTATTCCTTTATCAATTTCATTCTTGAATTTTTTTGGTTTACTGACCCACTCATTATTCATTACAGAATAAACTCCTGAACTATAATGAGGCTCTTCCGCATCCTGAGCATATAACTCAACATCGTAACCAAAAATTTTAATATTATGTTTGTCGTTAAAAACTTGTTTCTTTAAATTGAACAATTGTTTGTATAAATCACTTTGTTTTTCATATTGTTTTAAATCAACAATTACATGTAAATCAAAGTCAGAAAATTCAGACCAATTGAAATTTGCAAGAGAACCTGTGAGATGAACATCATCTACAAAAATATCTTCTCCCAAATAATCAATAAATTCTTCCGCAATACGCATAAGACCTTTTCTAACCTTTGGTATCATAACCGATTTGTTAGGTTCTTTGGGGTTCTCCCAAATTTTTGGATTTAAAGTGTCTTTAATAGAAAAACTATCAAGTATTTTTTGGAAATTACTCATCCTATATAAATAGTGAGAAAGTTAAAGTTTTTTATATGGATATTTTTTTGAGATATCTGTCGTAAAGAATTTGCCCTGAGATTCAGCTAATCTTAGTTTGGTATATACTTGATGTGGAACTCCGTCGTATTTGTATTTTGCTCCGTTATTAAATTCAACCACTAAATCTTTTGTTTCAGTGTCGTATTCTGTTGACTTAATGTTTGATGATTTAATTTCGTTTTTAATCTTCGTCCCAACTATTTCTTCTTTGATTATTGCCATTTTCTTTAAGTGGTGTTAATTCGTTTATTTTATACATTAATGGTTCCATATAATTAGTTAACTCATTAAATGTAATATCAAAACCATAAGATTTAACTTGATTAAATAAAGCCATTTGTACATCATTAAATTTATGGAATAATGTCATCATCTTTGGGGTATATGTTGGAGGACTTTTTAAATCGTTTTCACTAAACCCTAATTCTTGAAAATGTTGTCTTAACTCTAAATAAATGTCAAGCAATTCTCGTACATCTGTTGCGGATGATAAAAATTTTTCAAATGGTTTCATGTATATAAATACAAACCCCCACATTTCTGTAGGGGTCTTGAATTAAGATTTTAATTTTTTGATTTGGTCTCGTATTTCAATTGATTTTTCAAAGTTTTCTTCTTCAATTGATTTTTTTAGTTCCGTTTCAAGTTTGTTGATTAAATCTTGGTTTGATTCATAGTTTTTAATTTCATCTCTGAGTTTTACCGCATCTTCAAAGTTTTCTTCTTCAATTGCAAGTTGAAGTTTTTTCTTTAATGAGGTTATACCTGAACTTTGGTTAGACCCATGAGAGCTATTAGTTCTAATAAAGTTGGTAATCAAAATTCTTCCGTCAGGTAATCTATAAGTTTCTTTTGTCCAATCACCTAATTCATCGGTTCCTGATTCAGATTCGACATTACTTGGTATTCCACCAAACAAATCATCAAATTGACTAAAGATTGCGTCAAAATCATCAAAGATGTCGTTAAATTTTTTTCTTCTTCTAAACATGTTTTTTTTTGTTTTTTAAAATTTATTGTGTACCTTTACACTATCAAATTTTATTCCTTTGATAAATATAGGTCAAATTTTCAGATAAAAAAATATAATCATGACATTATGACATATAAAAAAAATATTTATGACAATTTGTCAAAATATTTGGAAACGAACGAAATTTGATATTACTTTGTAAAACAAAAATTATAAAACATATGAATGATTTAATGGATGATGACGACAAAATGATGAGTAAAAAATCAAAATCAACTGCAGATTCAAATACACCCGTATTGGACAATTTCAGTAGAGATTTGAATAAACTTGCAGAGGCAGGTAAACTTGACCCAGTTATTGGTCGTGACCGTGAGATTTTGAGGATTGCTCAAATCCTTTCTCGTAGAAAGAAAAATAATCCAATCATTATTGGTGAACCTGGTTGTGGTAAAACCGCACTGGTTGAAGGTTTGGCAATTAAGATTGTAAATGGTGAGTGTCCTCGTAATTTGATTGACAAACGAATTGTTAATCTTGACTTAACTTCAGTAGTTGCTGGTACAAAATACCGTGGACAATTTGAAGAAAGAATGAAAGTCATTATTGAAGAACTTCAAGAAAACCCTAACATCATTGTGTTTATTGATGAGATTCACACATTGGTTGGTTCAGGTAATTCTTCAGGTTCAATGGATGGTTCCAACATTTTCAAACCAGCACTTTCTCGTGGAGAACTTCAATGTATTGGGGCAACCACATTAGATGAGTTCCGTAAGAACATTGAAAAAGACGGAGCATTGGAGCGTAGATTCCAAAAAGTAATTGTTGAGCCATCATCAGTTGCTGAAACAATACAAATCCTTAAAAATGTTCGTGACAAATACGAAAATTTCCATAAGGTAAATTATAGTGATGAGGTTATCGAAACTTGCGTTAAGTTGGCGGACCGATATATCACTGACCGTGAGTTTCCTGATAAAGCATTTGACATCTTGGATGAAGTTGGTGCAAGAATGCAAACCGACCTTAAAGTTCCTGATATCATTGAAGACCTTAAGAAAAAGGCGGCTGAAATCAAACAACAAAAAATTGATGTTGTTAAAAAACAAAACTACGAACAAGCGGCAGAACTTCGTGATAAAGAGAAAAAATTGTTAACAAAACTTGACCAAGAAAAAGTTAAGTTTGAAGAACAATTGTCTAAAGAAAAACAAACAATCTTGTTGGAACATGTTTATGATGTTGTATCAAACATGACCAAGATTCCTGTGAGTAAGATGAGTGTTGATGATACCAAGGCGTTGTTGGATTTAGATAAGAATTTGATTGGTAAAGTTATCGGTCAAGACAATGCGGTTGTCAAGATTGCAAAATCTATCAAACGAAATCGTTTAGGTATCAAAGACCCAAATCGTCCAATTGGTTCATTCGTATTCTTGGGTTCAACAGGTGTTGGTAAGACCTATTTAGCCAAACAATTGGCTAAAGAAATGTTTGGTTCTGAAGATTCACTTATTCGTGTGGATATGTCTGAATATCAAGAAAAACATACCATATCTAAATTGGTCGGAGCTCCTCCAGGTTATGTTGGATATGAAGAAGGTGGATTGTTAACTGAAAAAGTTAAAAACAAACCGTATTCTGTAATCTTGTTTGACGAGGTTGAAAAGGCTCATAAAGATGTGTTCACCATTTTACTTCAAATCTTGGATGATGGTCATGTTACGGATAGTTTGGGTCGCAAGATTAACTTCAAGAATACCTTGATTATCTTGACTTCAAACTTGGGTGTTAAAAAACTACAGGACTTTGGAACAGGTATTGGTTTCTCTTCTAATTCATACGGTAATGAGGAAGCAAAGAAACAAATGTTGATGAAAGAAATGAAGAATTTCTTCTCTCCTGAGTTCTTAAACCGTATTGATGATACAATCGTATTCAACTCATTATCTCAAGAAGATATTAAGAAGATTACAGACATTGAATTGAAGAAATTGGTGGCTCGTCTTGTGGACATGAAATACAACATCACTTATGATGAATCATTGGTGGAATATCTATCAAAGATTGGATTTGATGAATTATACGGGGCTCGTCCATTGAAAAGAGCAATCCAAGATAAAGTTGAAGACCTATTGTCCGAAGAAGTGTTGACTGGTAAAATGATTGAGGGTAAATCTTATCTAATTAAAGTTGTTGATGAAAAAGTTGTTATTCAAAAGAAAGGACGATAATTAAAGGGGGGATTTATTCTCCCTTTTTTTATATTTATTATTTATGAGAAAACTAATTAGAAAGATTTTATTAGAAACTGAAAATTCTAAATCAAATCTGAATAGGTTATTAGAAAAATTCAAAATGAATTTTCCTGAGGAATTAAGACCTAAAGTTGATATAATAGAAAAGTTTGTCATTGATTATATTCAAGACCATAACTTTACCGTTAAGTTTCTTAATTCTTGTTCTACAGGGTTTGCTGGTGTTAGAACCAAAGACCAAATAATCATTTGTTCACCAAACAGTATGGGAACATTTGGTGATTTCATTTATACAATATTCCACGAAATAAGACATGAAGAACAAATGGATAAAAATATGTTAGGATTAGACAATCCATTGACCGATTATGATTTGGAAGATTTTGAAAAAATTGCAAAAAAATATTGGGAATTAGAAATGGATGCCGACAATTTTGCAAAAGAAATGGTTGCTAAACTTGTAATCAAATTGGGAATTCCAATCAACATAGCAAAAGAACAGTTTAAACTTTCATCTTACATTGAAAATTATCCAGCAATGTCATCCATGGTTATGTATGGTTTAAAACAAATCATAGATGGTATTAAAAATATAAAAAAATCGGGTGGAGAATATACCGATATTCAAGACCACCCGATGGTAAAAAAACATTTAGATAGGTTAGAGAACTTTATTTAAAGTACTCTTTTTGTTTTCCAATCGTATTTAACCGATTTTTTGTAATGTAGTTTGGTTCCAAGATTTTCAATCATTTTCCTACCCATATCAATTCCGTTGAACACATCTTCAACAACAACATATTCGTTTTTTGTGTGATAATTGTAATATCCAATTGAGAAGTTAATGCAAGAGAAATTAAACTTACCTCTTAACGCATATACGTCAGTGTAGGGGTGAATCATATATCTCATATCGTTTTGGTCCATTCCTTCAGTTAAAACTTTATCACATGCTTCAAAAAATTCGGTATCCCTATCAAACAAAACCTGACCAAAACATTTTTCAGTAATCATCCAATTTTCAGGTGCATCAAATTGGATTCCGTATCCAACATTTTCAAAAAACTCCTCACTTGCTTTAAGAGAACCATGACAACCTGTTTCTTCAGATACAAAAAACGCGGCTTTAATATTTGGTAATTCTTGTAATAGTGTCAAACAAGCAAAAACACCACATTTGTCATCACCACCAATACCAGTTGGATGACCTAAGTCATTATATGCTTTGTAAGATAATTTCTCTTCACCTTGAGCATTCATCAACATTTCTTCATGAATATTAATTGTGTCAATATTATGAACGGTGTCAGTATGGGAAATAACACATGGAAAATAAAAATCTTCAGGTAATTCCGATGATTCTTGTTTTGTTGCATAAACATTATTGTGTTCATCAACAAAGTGTGGAATATTATTTTCGGTTAACCAATTAACCAAAAACGCAACCATTTTTTCTTCTTGATATGTCTTTGTTGGAACGCTTAACACGCTCTTTAGTAGTTCTAAATTATTCATGAAGCAAATATAAGAAATTTATTCTTAAACTTCAAATAAATCAAATAATCTTGGTTGATATAATAAATTTTTGAAATTTTCTTCGGACAATTTTAATTCTCTCATACCTTTATATTGTTTTTGAATACGAATAATGACTTTCATATTTTCTCGGTCAAATCCTTCAACTATAAATGAAACATTCTTATCACTAGGTAATTTATGCCATTTATTTAATCCAAATTTTTTAATAATTCTACCTCTAAACCCTAAAAACTCTTTAATTTTTTCTCCACCGGCATTTTCATCTTCATCAAGTTTTTCTAAAATTTTTTCAAATTGTCTTTCAACAGAATCATTAAATGATACCGAATCAAAATTATCATCATCTTGAAATTCATATGAATTTTCGGCCCAGCCACCTAATCTTCCAGTTCCTGAATATTCAACGATTTGATTAAACAAAGATATTACATCTATTTTTGCTAATTGTAATCTTGCAGACCACATTAATAAATTGGCTGGTGTCGTTGAGATTCGGTCATAATCTCTAACAAGTGTAAACCCAATAGATTCCAAAAAACCATTAATTTCTTTTTCAATTGAGGCTCTTGCAGTTGTTAACATCTCACTATTCTTTTCGGATGCATAATCACCAAAAATCCAGTCCATTTCATTATTAAATAAACCTATTAATGTTTCTGATAATTTAATTATATATTCTTCATTGTCTAAATTAAATTCATCTCCAGGTAATATTAATTCCGCAATTTCTTTTAACTTTTCCTTATTTTCTTTATTAAGGTCACCATATACTACATAACCTTGTTTAAAATCTTCTTCTACCTGATATAAATCCATAAATTCATAATTACTATAATATGAATTAATAACTTTTAAAAACCACTCGTCGTCTTCTGAAATATCTAACGATTTGAAAAACTTTTCATCTTCATCAAAATCAATAACAATAGTACTTTGACCTAATGGGTCTGAGAGTTTAACTGTAAGAATTGCATCGTCAGAATCTTCCAACACACGAGAATCAACTTTACCTCTTGTAAATGCTCTAAGAGTTTTAATAAATTCACCTGAACCTATTAACTCATCAATTAAATCATTTTGATTTGGAAATTGTTCTCTTAAATCTTCTAAAGAAACTAACCTATCTTGAGCGTTATAAACTTCGGTTTTTTTATCTTCCGTGTTTCTATACAACGCCATTTTGTTGTTTTCTTTTTTCTTAATAAAGTAATATAACAGACCTGTTTTAATGTATTTTTCAAAATAACCAGAATCTCCTTTGTTCGTTGTACACCATTTTGTGTTTGCACCATAATAACAAGATGCTGCATGAGATTTTGGTCTAATCACCAAAACATCATCATCTTCATATAATCTTTCGGCTTGAGATTTTAACTCTCTTTCTATTTCTCTTTCAGTTTTTTTACCATCAACAATCCCCATCAATGTTCTGATAAATTCAGGGTTTTCATATTGATTGATATCCTTGAATGCATTTGCAATCCCCTCTATATTCGGAACCATTCCGTTTCTATCCCTAAAAATTGTTTCTGCTTCCCAAATATCATCTTCGGTGATTTTATTTACATTATTGTGAAACCAAGGTACAACCATACTTAAAATATCCATGATTGCATCTTGTTGACTCACATTCAACCCGCCTTTTGAGCCTGCAAGCATCGGTATAATTCTTTCAAGTTGTTTTCCAATATAATCCACATACTTATATCCTGTTGGGTCAACATCAAGTACACGGTCAATAAATGAACCATCATATTCAAACATTTGTTTCAGACGTTTTGCAACATCTTCTTTTTTACCTTCAATTATTATCATAGCGGATTTTTAATATAAATACCAATTTTATTTGGAATTTCAATATTTATTCTTACCTTTGTAAAACAAATCACGGGTGACTCCCTTAATAGTTAGGGATGACCTTAATCATCCAACGAAAGTTATACAGGGGTGAAAGTGATTTTTAATGTTCTTTGAAGAATATATTTGGGGGTAAAATGGAATTGACTGGTATATCTGGTTATTTGGGGCACGTCGGAGCTGAATTAACTTCGTTATCAACTGATTCAAACAATTAAATGGCAATACTTTTGCTAAGCTTGCGGCTTTAGGTCTTACTAAAGAAGAAGCTGTTGTTACTATCTAAGATAGGGAACAACCAAGGGGTCGGTGAACATTAACCTAGCAACAGAAGTTTTTACAAAGGTGGAAAAATGACTGAACCTTAAATTGAGTCGTCCATTGGTTATTAGTTTACGATGGTGAAGAACAAACTGAATATTTTGGAACATTAGAAAATGTTATCCTAAGCGTGTAGTCCTAAATAGGTAGTGTATGCAGGACGAGGTTTCGAAACCTCTACCTCCACACTTTAGACAAAGGGGTTCTTAATTGAATCCCTTTTTTTATTAAAAATAATATCAAACACTTTTAATAATTCATCCTCACTCATATCACCTTTTAAATGGTTAATTGCTCGAGAAATCCACTGTATATTACCTTTAATATACCCTTTAGATGAATCTATCCTATCAATAGATGCAGATACTATAGGACATTTTTTAATTTTTGTATAAGAACTTAATGTTAATTTTATACCTAAGTAAGGACATATTCCATTTTGTAATTCCCAAATTTCTTTTAAATCCTCAATAGTTATACCAATTTCTTTATCTCTATTTTTAATATTTCTATAGTGATACCTAAATTTAGTAAGACCATCTTTTCTGTTATTAGAGTGTTTTGAAATATCGTAATTTACATTATTTTTAGATAACTTCTCAACAAAAAATTTTCCCACACAAGTTCTAGTACAAAAATTTTTTCTATTTAATTTTAAATTCCTGTTTATTTCGCTTTGTGCTTTCTCAAACTCAATTCCACAATTATCACATTTACAATTACCTAATTTTCTTCCTTTATTTTTCATATATAATAAATATTGTGGAGGTAGAAAAAGTCAGTGGAGGTGGAAAAGTTAATTTTTTTTATTCGTATAGTAATATTTATTTATATGAGATTAACACCAATTCTTATACAAGAGGGTCGTAAAGAAGATTTACAAAAAAAATACACTGAAAAATTCAAAGAATATCCTGAGAATTTGGATTTTATTTTAGGTATTTCAGATTTAGCGGACACTAATTTCAAATATGCGGATTTTGTATTAAAGAACACACATCCAAATGCATCTCCTGAAGAAATTGAACATATTATAGACCTTATTAAAGATTTTGACAGATTTCAACAATCATTAGAAGTTAAAGATATTAACCAATACAACATCTACAAATTAGTAACCGCGTTAGAAAAACACAAAGAAACTTCAAAATCACACCAAAAAAAAATTGATACTTCAGGTGCAAAAAAATTGTTTGAAGATAAAAATCTATTGATTGTTAGACCTTTAACACATCAAGCATCGTGTAAGTATGGTTCGGGAACCAAGTGGTGTACAACCATGTCAGATAATTCATCTTACTTTGAAAGTCACTCAAAAGATAACCAAGCGTTATATTACATCATTCTTAAAAATTTTGATAAAAGTAACAAATTTTATAAGATGGCGATTCACATGACACCAAATTTAGAAACTTGGTATGACTCAACAGATGAAAGAATGTCGGATAGAGAAAAAGAAGTTTTTAATTTAGGAGCGCCAAAAGTTATTGACACCATTAAAAAAGATTATCAAGAATTTTTAAATGAAGGTTCTCAACTTTTTTTTAAAAAATTATTTGATTTTAATAACTACAAATTTGAAAATATATCTCCAGCATTTAAAGGAACGAAAAATAAAATTGGTCTTGAGTTTCAAAAACCAGACCTTGTTCCCGATATGCCAGGTCATGCAACAATGGAATTAAACATTTCTGTAGATGAGGAAAATATAGACCAATATTTGGTTTTAATCACTTATGATGTTGGAAGTAAAATAAATTTTAATATCGGGTATTCAGGAGATAATTTTGAAATTGAACCTGAATTTGATTTTGGTATTGAAAATGTCTCAACACATATGTCAATTTTTAAATCTTTTATTAAAAATACAAGTCGTGAAGAAATTAAATCAGCGTTTGATGAACTTTGTTGGACAATAACAAAACAAGTTATTTATAGAATGAAAATGAATAGTGCATTCATGACATCAATTCATGGAGGACAACCTGTTTGGACACCAAATAGAAGTAGTTATGGTTATACATTCAAACAAAACAAAGGTATGGTAAAGAAATTGGTTGATTATTTGGATTCAAATAAGTCAGGAACCAAATTAGATTTTTTAATTGACATTGGAATTTTAGAGAAAAAAGATGTTAACGGAAAACCATATTTCTCAAGAGTTGGTCAAAACGATTGGCATATCGCATCAAGATGGAGAGGACAACACAGTGGATTCTTCAACTCGGCAAGATTGGCAGGAATATTAGATTACGATAAAAAAGGAAATCAATTTTATCTTAAGAAAGGTCCAAACTTTGAAAAGTTCAAATCAGGTGAATTAAGCACTCTCTAAGGTCTTTTAGATAATCTGCGAAAATAGATATATAATCCAAAAAATACTGCCGCAATACAATACAACACGAAGTTGGCTTTCCATAAACTTCCTGTCCATAAGATTAGCCCATACTGAACAGCATCGAACCCAAAAGGATTGAAAAATAGTGCTATCATTAAAAATAGTTGGGATAGATTGTCTTGGAATATTCTTCTCCAAGTTCTGTTTTCTACTGTCATCGTCCATATATGTATATTAAAAATTTATGCGATTAAGCTTTGTATTTTATTAATAAATATAATATCTTTGCATTATGGAAAAGTTCAAAAACAAAGAAGACCTCAAAAATTGGGTTAAGTTAAATACTGAAACCAAAGAAGAGAGGACTGCTCGTATGAAAGAGTTGTGGATGAACTTAAAACCATTCAAAAATCGAGACGATGTCCCAACTCTACCAAGAGTAGAGAAAGAAGAATGGGATGAATTTTACATACCTAAATTAATCGGTGCGGGGGCAATCCCTAAGAAAGATTTGGTTGTTGGTGAGTACTACATTGGAAACCACAGATGTACGGGAATCGCTAAATGGAATGGTAAGGTATTTGAATATTGGAAATGGGAGTTTTTTCCTATGGAAGATGAATGTAACCATTTTGAAGATGATAATGGATTTGCATTATTTGTACCAATAGGTGTTGGTACCAAAGAAGAGTTTGATAAATACAATTACGAGAATTGGAAAAAGGAACAAGTTGGTAAAATGTAATATTGGGGGGTAGTTAAACATAATTTATAAAAAGATGAAAACAAATAAAAAGTCAATTTTATTTCTTGATTTCGACGGAGTTATATGTCTCTCCAATAATTGGGGTGGGCGTTATAAGAAATGGGAGAAATATCGTTCTGAGAATCCTGAGACAAATAGATTCGTAAATAATGCACCTGTTGAGGTAAGATTTGATGATTTTGATAAAAAAGCGATTAAAGTTTTAAATGAAATCTTAGAAGAGACTGGAGCTGAAATCGTAGTATCTTCTGATTGGAGATGTCATGCGAACTTAGAGGAGTTAGGTGAATATTTTTTATCACAAGGAATTTTAAAAAAACCAGTTGGAATTACTAAAATGTTAGGACAATGTACTTGGTATGATAATTGGGTATGGTCTCAAGATTGGGATTTAGAAATGATTCGTGTTATTGAAATTAAACAATACTTACACGACCATCCTGAAATTACTCATTGGGTTGCAATTGATGACCTTAATATGGGTAAAAATGAGGAATCATGTAAAGATTGGGGATTGAACAATTTCGTATTAACACCAAAAAGTCATGAAGGTATAAAACAATCAGGAATAAAAGAAAAAGTAATTAAATTTTTAAATGATTAATATTAAAGAAATTTTAGAAAAAGAAGGACCAATGTTTAAATTATCAAATGTTGCACCTGAAGGGTTTGTGTTAGTACATGAAAAAACTTTAGAGGATTTAAAAGATTTTGACACTTGGAAAGGTTGGAAAAATAATGAGATAACCATTAAAGAATTAAATAATAAAAACTTTGAGTAAAGTATGAAAAAATTATTTTAACATATTTATTACTATGAGTGTCATTTCCAAAAGAAGTACTATTAGAAAAATAATTGAAAAAATTTTATATTTTTTTAAATTAAAAATAAAAGAAGAACCACCAAAAATTGAGGAAATAATTCAACCTCAAATCAAGAGATTAAGATACACCAAGAGAACCGACATATAGTCGGTTTTTTTTATTTCCCACAAACTATTTATATAACATGAGTAGTCAAACAAAAATAATTAAAGATATATTATTCAGTTATGAAACAATTTTAGAAAACAAAAAGTTCATAACAGAGGCAATTGAATATGTTAAACTTGAGGATACCAATTATAGTAATGTAAGTCATGATAATGATGGTACTCAAAATGATTCAGTAAATAGGGCATTATTAGATGATATAGAATCTGCGGCCAAATCAGTTGGAATTACCGCAACGATAACAACAGCAAAAACCGGTCACAATACCAGAACAACAACAGGTAATATAAGTACACACACAACTGGAAATGGTGTAGATATTTCAAAATTGAACGGAATTGGTTCAAATGGGGCAACCAATGGAACAAATGGTAATGATAAGTTTAGAGAGTTAGGAAATAAACTTAAAGATGCGTTAGTTTCAATGGGATACACTTGGAATAAAGAAATTAATCACCCTAAAGCAGTTCTATGGCAAACAAATACAGGAGGAAACCATTTTAACCATTTACATGTTTCAAATAAGACAGGTGAAACCTCAGGTAAACCAACAAGTTTTACCTCAGATACAACCTCAGGTAAACCAACAAGTTCTACATCGGATAAACCAACAAGTTCTACATCGGATAAACCAAAAAGTTCTACATCAAATATTACACTTAGTACAACCGAATTAGAATCCGACCCATTGATTAGACAATTTGGTAGTATTCTAAACAAAGCCCTAAATTTAGATAAAGGACTAACGGAAAATATAAAAAGAATAAAAGGTCTTATAAAATAAAAAAACCCACCGATTGGTGGGTTTTGTTTTTGTCGTCAATAGTAATTAATTACTTAGTTCCAACTTTAGCGGTATCAACTACAACTTTAGTTGAGTCAACTACAACTTTAGCTGAATCAGTTACCATTGTAGAATCTACTACCACTGCAGTTGAATCTGTTGATTTAACTTCTGTTGATGTTCCGTTTCCACATGATGCTAATGCTACGATTGCGAATAATGCTACGATTTGTTTCATAATTGTTTGGTTTTTATTTTTGTTTAAATTTTGTAACTTGAATATTATAAATATAGTCAAAGGTAAGGTAATTGTCAATTATGACAAAATATTTTTTTTAAATTATCCAAGAATTAACCTCGTCTAACGATTTAAATACTAATGTATCTAACCCTAATAGAATCTCGTCAACATTCTTTGGGTCAACTCCGCCAATGGACATTCTGAACCATCCTTTATTTCCGTTTGAACCAAAATATTCAAATGGAACCAAACCAATACCACATCTATCAATTAAGAATTTGGTATAAGATTCCATATTTGGGAATGATAAAGATTCTCCCAAATAAATTGAAATGTAAATACCTCCTTCAGGTCTTTGACAATCAATACGGAATCCTTTTTGTTTTAACTCATCAATCTTATTACAGATTTTGGTTGATATTTCAGAATATTGTTTTGTCTTCATTGTAACAAACCCTGTCATATCTTCATAATCATTTAGATACATTGCCACAGCGTTTTGTTCTGGTTTTGGAGCCCAAGCCCCGATGTGAGAGAAAACCTCCGTTATTTTGTTCATAATGTCTTGAGGACCAAACGCCCATCCAACTCTGATACCTGTGGCACATAATGATTTGGAAATACCATCAACACAAATCAAATAGTTACGAATTTCAGGACATAATGTTAATGGATGTACAAATGAGCTGTCAACACTCAAGTCAGAATAAATTTGGTCAAAGAACAAATATAAAGGTCTTGAACCAACTTGAGTTGCTCTAACTTTATTTTCATTTACAATTAAATCACAGATATCTTTTAATGTCTCGGGATTAATAACACGACCTGTAGGATTTTGTGGAGAACAAATGCAAATTAACGATGTGTTATCATTGATTTCCGAATCAATATCTTTAACCGTTGGGAAAAATAAATTTTCAGGTTTACACTCAATTTCTTGTTTAACCACTCCGTGTAAAAAACTATAGTGATTATTATTCCAAGATGGAACAGGGTAAATCACACCTTCACCACTATTAACCAAACTTTTATAAATTGTATAAATTAACGGACGAACTCCACCCCCAATTAAAATTTCATTTTCATTATAATCAATACCTTGTCTTTTTTTAAGATATTCACTTACAGATTGTCTTAAATTTAATTGACCTGCAGACAATGGATAATTGGTTAAATTTTCATTATACGATTCAATAATATAATCTTTAAGTTTTTCGGGGATTGGATTTATATTTGAATCAAAATCACCAATTGTTAGATTGTGGACTTTTTTAGATTTTGAAATTTCTTTGATTTGTTGTGATATTTTGATGATTTCGGAGCCAACAATATTGTTTCCTATGTGTGATAATTTTTCCATATGGCAAATATAATTCTTTATCTTAATTTAATCAAATATCTTATACAAATATAATAAAAAATCCCCCTGACTTTCAATTCAGAGGGATTCTATTTTCATTTTTCTAATGTTTATTAAAAATAGGTTTGCTCAAAGTATAGAACTTGGAACTTATCAGTTTTACTTATAAGATTTGATGCATTTATTAAATCATTATATTCAACAACAGCATCTTTTTGAATTTCTCTTAGTTCTTGCAAGAAATCAAAAGTTGTAATGTCGTCAGCAAAAACGGTATGAGAATCTTTGTTATAGGCATTCATCAAGTTCAATTCCATAGTATAAGCCTGATGGATAATTTCAATCAAATTTGAGAATGTATGTTTTGGATTTGCCGATGGGATTTGTGGAATCACATTGAAACCTGTCATATAATCTTCTAGTTTTTTTGCGTGTGTTAACTCACCCAAAGCTTCGTCTTCAAAAAACGCCGCAGCTTTTTTATAATTTACATCGTTACACCAATTTGCGGCTGCTCTGTAAAAATAGTGTGCGGTATATTCGTCCTTAATTCTGTCTGTTAATAGTTTAACAACTTTATCTGATAATGTATATAACTTTGGTTCTTTTTCGGAACTAAGTTTGTTTTCACTAGACTTCTGTTCTGCTAAATTGATTGCTTTGAACAACTGGTCTTTTGTCATTGTAATTTTATTCATAACTATAAATACCTTATGTTGTTTAATTAAATCGGCCTACAGCGTATATATTTTTGATTAATGATTGTGTCATCTTATCCACTACCACTCCTCTTTTTTTATTAGAAGCGTGAGCCATCATGTTGTTTCCCAAATAAACCGCAACATGCCATCTTGATGGACTATTTGGACTTATAAAAAATAATAAATCTCCAACATCTATTTTTTCTTTTGGTATTTTAACTGAGGATTTGTATTGACTATGAGCGGTTCTTGGGAGAGTAATATCAAAAATTTCATAATAAAATTTTTGAGCAAATGCCGAACAATCAATCCCATTTATTGATGTTCCTCCATAAGAATATGGTTTTCCTATCCAAGTGTTAATGAATGTATCTAATTTACTTATTTTTGGTATGGTATCAAATGATTTAGTCCTTTGACCAAGGATAAGAAAATTATTCAAACATAATAACAATAAAAATATTATAATAATTTTTTTCATAAATTTTTAATGGTATGGTGGTTTCATAGGGATTCGAACCCCAATGTCTTTTCGTCCGTAGCGAAATATTTTATCCGGTTAAACTATGAAACCTCCGTTGTCCCTATGGGACTGTTACTTAATTGAAAGTATATTGTATATCTTCATTAAATATAAAACTATTCCCTTCTTGAGTAATACCTAATTTAGTAAGAACTACATTAAACTCTTCTTGAGTGAAAAATTCAACTTGTACTAATTTGTAATAAGAACTCAATAACTCAACTATTTCAGGTTTTGAAATTTGATTGGTTTCCAATAATTCAATTAATTTGTCTGTCATATATATTTTTTTTAATGGTTTGCGGAAGGGACAGGATTCGAACCTGCAAAGCTTTTAACACCCGACGGTTTTCAAGACCGCTCGACAACCAACTGTCCACCCTTCCGTATAACCGACCTAGCTCGGTAAACACATCGGATTTTTTTAGGTATCGGGGAATCCATCTGCCGATTTTACAGGTTCTTGTAGCTTACTTACTTAAGTTCATACCGTTACTACGAGGACTTCCGACCTATCTGGGTATGAGGACGGTACTGACCCGTCTTTCCTAGTTCCACAAACTAGTGCATCACCTTAATGCTTCAAACACCAAATATGAGGTTGAGAACTCCTCTGTGTTGTGCAAATGTAATTATAAATCATTGTAAAATTTATAATTCCATCCGACTATTTCATTCCTATCTCACAGGAACAACACAATATTTTATATTAAAGAACTTTTATTGACGGGGAGCAGGTCACCAACCTACCAACTACCTACTCCCCATTCCTTATTTGTGAATACAAAGATACAACATTTTTTTTAACTAACAAATATTTTTTTGTAGTTCGTTTAGGAATCAAACCACCTCAATTTCCGTCAAAGGTAAATGTTATGATATTAGACCAAAGGACAGTTTCACCGTTTTTCCGATATTTATAGATTGGCATAAACCTTTAATTAATTTTAAAATGACTAAAGAACAAATCTTAGGTGTTGTTAGACACGCACTTACTTTCATCGGTGCTATCGTAGTTATGAAAGGACTTGCAACTGATTCATCAGTACAAGAACTTATCGGGACTGCAATTGCTCTTGTAAGTGGTGTTTGGTCAATTATCTCAAAAAAGAAATAATTGATAACAACCAAATCAATCAAAAAAGGAGGGGAATTTATTTCCCCTTTTTTGATTTGCACGCCTGGATGGGCTCGAACCACCGACAACTGGTTTTGGAGACCAGTACTCTACCAACTGAGATACAGACGTATTTGTTTATTTCCATTGGTTTTTTCTATTGTATTTCCAAGTTTTGTATTCACTTACTTTAGACCAAGGAATGCGTTTATTCGGATTTTTATAACCCTTCTTATAGTATGGATAGAAATTTAATCCTTCATCCCAATAAAGTGGATACCATTCGTTTAGAGAAATTAAGTGGTAATCCCTACCACATTGTGATTTTTTAAGCTTTGCTCTGTTTCTGTGTTTTGACATATTCTATTGAGTTTATTCAATAGAAGTCATCCGATTTTTTCATAATATTAATTTTAGAGGTCAGAGTCGGATTCGAACCGACGATGACTTTCGTCATTGGTGTTGCAGACCAACCCATTTAACCACTCTAGCACCTGACCTTATATTTAATTTAATCTTTCCATGAGATAAACATTTTATCTGGGGACTTTTCCATCATCTCCTTAGGATTGTCCCATATCATTTTTATTGATGGTGAAGTTAGTTCCCCATTTGGACATAGCACCACTAATGGTAGTTTTCTCTTGTCTTCACTTATCCGTTGAAGTTCTTTAATAAAATCGTCTATTGTTTTCATACTATTCTGATTTAATGTGTTTGTGCTATTTCTATTAATTTTTTAAGACAATCAAGTTCCGCTTCTTCGTAGGTGTCAAAAACCTTACTTGTCCAAGTAGCCCAATTAACCCACCACTTTGTTTCATCATACTTTGTTGGATACATGTGTACATTATACTTCTTTCTAAAAAATTCAAATGCTTGTTGGCGTAGTGGTGCTGAACATACTTGTCCATGAAATTGCTCATGTGATTTACATTGAGTAGGATAACATGTTTTATCATTATGATATAAACCAAAACAAGGTTCATCAAATCCTAATTCTTTTAAAAGTACGGATTGTTCGTAAGGTATAAATTCTTTTGTTATATTCATAGTACTTTATGTTGTATGGTTTATTGCAACGATGCAAATATATGACTTTTTTTTTATTTTTTCATTTTTATTTCTTTTTTGTAAGTTTCGTTGTAATATTCTATTGGACTGGTACCGTTGTCTCTATAACCATCAGCATATCCTTGATTATGCGAATCCATTATTTGTTGTTTTTCCATTTCTACCAATCCATCATCTTTTATTTTAGACAATATCATATTCCATGCCGCAACATTGTTATTGCTAGCTTTAGATAATCTATATTCACAAAATTCCAATAATTCCTGCATTGTTGTTTGTTTCATCTTATTTCTTTTTAAATTGTAGTCAGGACAGGATTCGAACCTGTATGGTAATGGAAGTTCCTCGACCTCTCCCTAAGTTCAGTGTCTTTGTGCCCTGCCCTTTGTTTTATACTTTGACAACCAATTCCGCCACCTGACCATGTTTTATTACGAAATTATAGTCATATTATGAGCATAATTTAATTGTTTCTCCCAAGAATCAATCGGATACCCTGATGATGATGAATGTAAATTTTTAGACATCTGTTTGAAGGTGTCAGCACAACCTTCTGTAAGCATTCTATAGAGTGGTTCATCAATACCCTCAATAGATTTGGCAGTTTCTCTTACTTCCGATTCCACTTCATCCATCAGTTTCTTAATCTGATACATTTTTTTTATCGTTTTCATAATATTAATTATTTTTAATTGTTTGACAAAAGTATGACCTTTATTTTATTTCACCAAATTTATTTTTATATATTGTCAGATTGGTTTAAAGGTGAAAAATCTATTTGGGGAATGTTATCAATTTCGGTTTCGTCAAAATCACTCCAATCAGGTGAATTGTAAAAACGATTAGTAATTGACATTGTACCATCGTCAAACCAAGTAATTGTACCTTCTGTTCTATCTTCGGATAGGTAAAAATCTTTTACCACACCAACCAATGAATTGATAAAGTCGGTTACTTGTTCAAAGGTAACTTCATCACTATGGTCGGATTGTATTTCAAATGTAAAATCTTCACACTCCTGTGAGTAATCCATAGAATAGTCTAGTTTTTTTGTCATATTCATAATACTTTATGTTGTATGGTTTATTACAACAATGCAAAGATATAACTTTTTTTTGTTTTGACAAAAAAATTATAAAAAATTAGAGAACAGAATCGTAGTCAGGGTCGGATTCGAACCGAGTACCGTTCAAGACGGATTAAGCAACCATTTAACTGGATTCGGGAACCGTCCCCTCATTACGCCCACCTGACTCGGACTCGAACCGTTGAAAACACCACCTTTCGGTGCAACAAAACCCTGACCCCAGAGTTATTATTGTCAGTAGTCAGGACAGGATTCGAACCTGTATGCGTAACTTTCTTGGTTCTACCCCAATGGCACGCTGTCCACCCATTATTTTAGCGTCTTACCAATTCCGCCACCTGACTAATTTACTATCCAAATTTACAGCTAATAAACCCAATTCCTGTAAACCATACTATAAATATTGCAACTGCAATGTAGTCCTCTTTTTTCCAATGTTTCATATATATTGTTATTTGACACAAAAATACTACTTTTTATTTATAATACCGACATTTTGAGATTAATTCTTTTTAAAAAGTTCTAATAAATCAATTGTTCTTTCAGAGCCATCATATTTAGATTTTGAATGCAACATTTCACCATAAACATTTCTATTTTTATCGGGGTGGGTTGCCACAAATTCCGCAAATCTTATCATATCCTCCTCACTATACATTCTTTCTTGTTGCCTTTCAAGTTCAGATATATATCTTAACACACTAAGTGGAACTTTTAAATAATCTTCTTCTGCATTATTTTTCCAAAAATCCAAATCTTTTACTTCTTCAAGTGTTTCTTGTTTATTAGTATTATCAAAAAACCCATCAACAGTTGGACCAACTTTATCAAACTGTTTGCTTCTTTCCCATGAAGCCATTACTTCTTCATGAGGTGTTATTTTGAAGTACTTTTTTAATGATTCAAAAAAGTTATTATCTTGTTTAGGTTCTTCTTTTGGAATGATGATTTTGTAACAACAATATTGGTGTTGATATATTTCACCCCCATCTTCATTATCAATCCACTCATCTTCATATCTAGTACCTTCTCCTATCTCAACTTCCTCACAACTTGGATTCTTAACAAACCATTCTAAGAACTCATCATTAATAGGTTGAATACCGTCTTTGATTAGGTCTTGGTCTGTTGTTAAGATGATTTTCCTCCAATAATCAGGTAACATTTCAGTTCCATTATGTTTAGATATAATTCCATAAGGACTACAATACCAATCTCCTTCTTTAACTTCTTCATCAGAAGTGATGTACATATTAAACACTTCCATTTTAATGGAGGGTTCATTGTATATAGCTATTTTCTCAATATGAAGTTCTTTATTGTGTTTTGTAATCCTACCTTTATCTTTTGTTGGTATTAGCTGTATGTTTTTCATATCACAAAGGTAATATATTATTTTATAACACCAAATTATATAATGTTATTTCTTTTAAATTGTTTAAACCATTTCTTCGTAGTCAGGACAGGATTCGAACCTGCTTTAGGGCTTACGACCTAAGATACTCTGTTTACGACAGCCATGCCGCCACCTGACTATTTTATTAACTTCCACACCTCTTTAGAATACTTCTCATTCTCAACCGCCTCAATCTCCATTGGGTGATTATTGTACCCGTACTTTTTCAGCATTTTATAATACTTGCTCTTAACAGGTTGTAATGTGTGAGTATATTCATGTAATGTTGTTTCAATCAAATCACTAACATTCTTACAATTATTTTTAAAAATTCTAATCGTATGACTTTCAGGACAATATTCACCATAATTCAAAATGTTATCATTGTTACTCTGAACTCTAACAATAACTTTAGGATACCCTTTTCTTTTGTTAACCCCAAATTTAGATTGACAATAATCCATTGTTTTAACAACAATATGTCTAATCTCTTTGTGTGTTAAGGTCTTCAAATTAGTGTTTATTCTCATATTATATCTCCGTTTTGTTACACAAAGATACAAAATATTTTTCAATCCACCAAAAAAAGTTTTGTTGTCAGGACAGGACTTGAACCTGTATATTTGGAGTGGAGACCGTTACACCATCGGGTCATTTTATTTAGTAGTTCTGGAGGGACTCGAACCCCCATAATTTCCTTAGAAGGGAAATGTCCTATCCATTGAACGACAGAACTATAATTATTTTTTATATCTTGTAACTCTTGTTGAGTTTTTATTTTTGGATTTATATGTCTCTAATTGGCTATCACAGTTAGGACATACTAATCTTAAATTTTCTCTTTTATTATTTGATGCGTCTCCATCAATATGGTCTAAAATAAAAACTATTTTTTTACCGTTCCATTCATCTTTATTTTGTTTTACAAATGTAGGAAATAAAATTGTAGATTACAACTTATAGAGCAAAACTTTCTTCAAATAATGTGTTCGTTTCAGTATCTTCGTTGTTGTATGTGTGCAAGAACTCAACTGTAGAATTGTTGAAATTGAATACAATCCTACCTTCAGAACCTTCATTGATTTCCCAACCACCAAAATTTCTTTCAAGTTGTCTATACATCCAATCTTCAATTTGGTTAGGTATTGAATCTCCCGTTTCTTCAAATGAACTTTCAATATATCCGCTATCCCCACTACCGTTATATTGTACGCTTAGGATACCATCCTTTGGAACTTCGGTTTGAGCAAATTCATTTTCCATCCAACGGTCAAATCTTTCTTTATCTTCAGTTTCATTGTATTCAACAATTTGTCCATCACCTTTACTAAAATATGAAAACCAATGGGATACCGTAATTTCTTTTCTTGGACAATCAATTTGAATATCAATTCTTTGATAATTCATATCCTCGATATCAGGAGATTCAAACACACCTTCATCAATAATATAATTCATTACTTTTTTGAGAATTGGTATCAATCCTTCAGGTATTTCTACTCTATAATTGTTTTCAAAATGAGTTACATACTCCCAATTTATAATGGACTCATCTAAATATCTTACATCATATTCCAATTCAATTCCAATTGAACCTGTGTCCATTCCATAAGAACCAATAAGATTACAAGTTCTGTTTAAATATTTTTTTTCTTCTGGTGTTAAAATTTGTGTCATAATAATAAATATCAGTCTTCTATTTTCATTGTTCTCAACATCCACTGAGGTCGTTTATTTTCCAAAATATTGTCAATCCATTCTTTCGCACATGGAATATAATTGTTACAATCTTCTCTAACATGTTGTTCTCCGACATAACGAGTATAAACTATTTTTCCATCACTATTTGTAAATTCGGTTCCAAATCGCTTCTCCATTTCAAAAATTCCCTCACTATGATGTCTGAACATTCTATGTAAAGAATCTGAAATCCAACCTTTTGTTTCGTCTAACCATTCGTGTAAATAAATATAATCTTCAGGTTTTCCACCAAATTTCTTAGCGGATGATTTTGCATGTATGTTTGGATGTGCCATATATTTTATTTTTTTTTTGCGGTCCCACGGAGAATCGAACTCCGAACTCAGCCGTGACAGGGCTGCATTATAGCCGTTTAACTATGAGACCAATTGTCCCCACCTGAAATTCCAGTGAGTGGATTTTAACGGTTTTTTCGTATTGAAAAAACATATCCCCTATCCTCGTGTACGACCCCATATAGGTTAACCGTAAGATAGGTCTTTTTCATTAGTGTCTTACCACATAAAAAAAGTCAAACATACTCGGTGGGTTTGTTACTCCCATTCTCCGACGAACCCCCTCTCTAAAGTCGTGGAAGGCGACAACTATACCATTTATCAGTAACGGTACCAAAACTACTGAGTATCTCTTACTCATTGAGCGGTAGACAGGGTTCAAACCTGCGACTTCGTACTTGGAAGGAACGCGCTCTATCAACTGAGCTACTACCGCATTTTGTAGAGTAGGCAGGATTCGAACCTACGAGTTCTCTTGCTCCCAAAGCAAGCGGGGTACCAGACTCCCCAACTACTCTATTTTATTTCCTATAAAATAAAGAACACCACAAAGGTAAACAAAAAACCGTATAAAACAAAAAACCCCGAACTTTTTTATTGTTCAGGGTTTCTAAATTTTGGCTTCTAACTATTCCATTATTTATTCTCTGAACATTTGCATAGAGTTCTTGTCCCGTCATTTGTCGGTACTAAATTTGCTCTATCAAGTGTGTTCAAATTTTTCATAATCTTTTATAAATATAGTCAAAAATATTAAAAATAAACCCCTACAGGTATTTTTTAAATAAATCTTCCAAAGTTTTTTCATCTTCTTGTGAAAGACGGTAATAACTTTCTTTTAATTGGTCTAATTTTCCAATGAAAATACTTTCCAAAACACCAACATTACTATTGGTTCCTTTTCCTGCAGATGCTGGTATGTGACCTTCGTCAATCAATGCATCAACAAGTTCTGTAATTTCTCTTTTGCTACATGCGGAGATAAAATCGTCCACATCAACATCTACATAGGTATCAAATTCTGGCATCGTTTATTTTTTTAATAATTTTAAAATTTTTTCTTTTGCTTCCTCAGTTGTTATTTTGTTTCTACCACCAATATTCCATTCAATCTCCTCATCCATGTCAATGTCTCTATAGTATTTCCAATCGTAGATGGTGATAACTTCAGCACTATCCAATTCTCTAATCCATTCCATTCCAACTTTTCCATCACCACTTCTGCCATTTGTAATTTCTCCAATAGATTCAACCAATTGTTTTGGTGTTGCTTTAAAAGTACTTCCGTGAAAACTTGTTCCTACTGAACTTGCTGTCGGCATGTGTATCATAATATTTTCGTTTTAAGGATACAAAGATAATACTTTTTTTTAATTTTCCAACTCCTGATTCAACTTTTTTTCCAAACCTGAAATAATGTATGATGCTGTCATGTAATTCGTTGCAAGTGGTGTATTATACACATTACAAATCCTTAACAACATATTCACATCAACTTGGTGTGGATGAACTTCCAATGGGTCAATAAAGAATACAACACCCGAGATTTGACCATCCGCAATCATTGATGCGATTTGCGCATCACCACCAAGTGGTCCTGATTTCATACATTCAACATCAAGACCCGCATGTTCAATATGTTTTCCTGTTGTTCCCGTTGCAATAACTTCAACTTTTTTGAAGAAATCCAATCTTTTCATGACAAAGGCAACCATATCGGCTTTCTTTCCGTCGTGAGCGATAACTGCTATTTTCATAAATTATTTTTTTGCGGACCCTACAGGACTTGAACCTGTGACCTTCACATTATAAATGTGACGCTCTGACCAACTGGGTTAAGGGTCCATTGGGATTTAAAATAATACCAAATCTCCGTGGATGTTATCCCATTCATCCTCAGTTGGCGACATAACTACATCAATAGTTTCGTCAATTTCTTCAATTTTAATTGTTGGGTCATAGTTCATAATACAAATATTTAACAATTAAATATACCGATAAATATTATTCTACGGTGTGAGCCCATTGAACTCTAACACAAGTTTGAGGTAATCTGTGAATATGACAATAGTTGTTAACATAACCTAGCATATTGGCACTACCGATAGCATTTGCGGAATGAATCACAACCTCAACAAATGGTTTCCCATCCATCCACTGCTCAACCAACCACTTAGTACAATCCATACCAGTTTTTTCTGTAATATTGTTGTAATTCAACTCATAGTTATGATAAACATTTTTATGCCATTCTTCCATTGCACTATCTCCTAAGTCGTGGTCTAATGAAATTAATTCAATGTTCTCCAATCCAATTTCAGTTACTTTATCAACAAACTCATCGTAATTTCTAACAACGACCCAATCATTTTTATCAATCGGTGTACGAACATCATCTAAATAAATTTTCTTTTTCATGTCGCAAATATAATAAAGTTTTCAGTGTTTCAAAGTTTTTTAGAGATATTTATAAACATGACGACTAACAAAAACCCAACGGTCTTTTGGAATTGAGTCATATTATGAGAACTTTAGGTGTGATGAGAAATGGAAATCTCTAACCATAAACATTCTAAATCTAAGGATATTCAAAAGGGGTGAAAAAATTTCATCCCTTTTTTGTTTTTTAGAATAAATCAACTACTTTTGTAAAAATTATTTTGAGATGAGTAACGTATTAGTGTTAAACTATGACTACACTCCGTTGAATATTACTTCGACAAGGCGGGGGTATGTTCTTGTGGATAAGGGTAAAGCCGAAATTATTAAATCGGCCGAGAACCCTATTGTTGCTGGTTACCAAACTTATGTTAGACCTTTAATTATCAGATTGTTAAGTTATATCAGATTCAACCAAAGAAACCTCAAAGTTAATAGAACAAGAATCTATAAACGAGATAATCATGAGTGTGCATATTGTGGTTCAAAAAAACAATTAACCTTAGACCATATAATACCTAAATCTCGTGGTGGTGGAAATGATTGGAATAACTTGGTAACTTGTTGTTTCAAATGTAACCTTAAAAAAGCAAATAAAACTCCTGAGGAAGCCAAAATGGTTTTAAAAGTTAAACCATATGCACCTACTTTGATTAGTGAGAACGGTTTGTTAAAAAAAATATGGGATGATTATCAAGAATCATTTGTCAATTAAAAAAATTTTTACTAAAATTATATCAAACAAAAATTAAAGATGGAAAATTACACAAACCCAGAACAAGGAGGACAAGAAGAAGTCCCTCAAGATTTATTAAATGCATCAATGTTGTTCGCAAGAGCGTTAGGTCTTATTTTCAAAGAAAATGAAGGTATTGTTGTAGATGTTAAAGGTGATGTTAAATTACCTGAAGACGTAAACAAAGTAATCGTATTCAGACAAAATGACCAAATGCATATTTTCAAATGTGAAGAAGATGTGGAAGAAGGAATGGCAGTAAACTTTGGTGCAAATCCTGAAGAAGAAACAGAAACTCAAACTACAGAACAATAATTTGTTTTGTGGTTTGATTTTTTTTATTTACCTTTACTAAAATAAAAATCAAAACATGAATTACGGACAAGAATTTCAATCGTACTACACAAAACATTTAGGTAAACCATCATCACATTTGGATTACTTTGCCCAACACATTGAGTCATCAATGACCCCTTACATTTTGGAAGAAAGAGAAATGAGGGTAACACAAATGGATATTTTTTCCCGATTAATGAGAGACCGTCTATTGTGGGTTGCGGGTCCTGTTAACGACCACATGTCAACAATTGTTCAAGCTCAGCTAATGTTCTTGGATTCAACAGATAAAACAGATATTACAATGCATATTGATTCTCCCGGAGGAAGTGTTAAATCAGGTTTATCTATGGTAGATGTTATGGAATACATTTCTTGTGATATCAGAACAGTAAATACTGGTATGGCAGCTTCTATGGGTTCAGTATTGTTAGGGGCGGGAACCAAAGGGAAACGTTCATCACTTCGTTTTTCAAAAACCATGTTACATCAATCTTCAGGTGGTGCCGGTGGAAACATCCAAGACGCACGTATCAATATGATTGAGTGGGAAAAAGTTAACAATACCTTATTTGAATTATTGGGCAAATATTGTGACAAGCCAGCTGAAAAAGTAATGAACGACGCAACTCGTGATTTATGGTTAAGTGCTGAAGAAGCTCTTGAGTATGGTATTATTGACGAAATCGTTAAAACAAAAAAGAAGGGTAATTAACCCTTCTTTTTGAGATTTTGAACACCCCCCTTTTGTTTTTAGTCTCATTTATATTCAAGAGAATTACCTCTTTGAATTTCTTGAATCCGTGTTTACACTACGGATGAATTTACACTGAACCTTTTAATGTACTTACAACTTTTTTGGTATTATCGGTAAATTTACCTAATATTGAACAAATTTTTCCCGATAATCCGTTTTCAATTCCTTGAACAAATTCGTTACTATCCAACACATTTCCTAAAATATTTCTAATTAAGTCGTACCCAAAACCTCCGTATCCTTTATCTTTTTGTATTGTCATTACCACGGCTTCAACAATACCAGTACCTACCAATTTAGCCATTAACTTACAATCTGAAAAAGATTTAATCACATCTGAAGGTCTTGATGTTAAATATGAAATTAAAAAGTTTTTTATAAACCCATTTTCAAATCCAAGACTGGATAATAAACTATTGATATACGGTTCAACAATAGTTTGGGTTGCACTACCTAAAAGGTTACTTCCAAAAATAGATTTCAATAACCCTCCCAAATTTACATCTTCTTTAATTAATCCACTTTCAGTTAGATAATTCATTTCTTTGATAAACTTAACACTCAATGCTATCTGTTTTTTTTCAGACAAAGATTTGAAATCTTTTTCACTATTAATACCTTCAAGTATAATAGTGAGTCTATTTTTTATTAAAGATTCACCAATTAATTGTTTTTCTTTATTCTCTTTAATTTCCATCAAAGATTTTTTTACTCTATTTTTTAACATATTACTATTAATTTAATCTCCATTTAGCATCGTCACCAGCTCTTGATGGTCCGCCGATTCCACCACTCATAATGTCTAACATTTTATCTACTTTTTTACCACCAAAGAAACCCCAACGACCATAAAACTCGTTCTTACATGCCTGAACATCAGATTTCATTTTTGTTAGTTCGTTTGGTAATAACATTCTTTTTCTTGTAAAATTGTCATAATAATCTTCGATAGCATCTTTACAAACTTTTTTGTCTTTTGGTATTGTTTTATCAATGTTTGCTTGGATATCAGCCAACATTGTTGGGTCAGTGACTTTTGTTGGGTCAAGATAGACATAAAAATCTTCTGAAAAATCAGGGTTTGAACCAATTTTAATCTTTTGATATCTTTGAGCTTTTTCGGGGTCTACTTCACTTTGTAATAACGCACCATATTTTTTATAATAGTTAAGAACATCTTGTCCTTTTTTAGTTAATGCAGCATTGATACCGACATCAGATAAGTTTCTATATAATGTTACGCCATCAACCACTTGTTTTTGATACATTTTTGGGTTGTTTACATTAGCGTCAGTATCGGTAATCTCTTCTCTTTCTTTCCAATTACCTTCTTTTTTTATTTTTTCAATATTACCTTTAATTTGGTCTTCAATTGGTTTTGTTAATGCTGAACAAGTCCATTTTTTATTCTTGGCCGATAATATTTTATTACCTGAAGCATCTTTTGAAACGACATCAAAAGTAAAATCATCTTTTATATATAATTCGTCACCTTTTTTAAAGTATCCGTTAGCAGAATCGTAATCCGCGACTTTATATAAAACTGATGGTTTACCAGGTGCACTTTTGATAACACCACCAACAGCGATTTTACATTTTTTATCTCTAGCCGCCTTTAAAAACTCAACACCACCACCTGTAGATTGTGTTTGTTCGTTAACCATAAGTTTTGTAACTTTTGATTGTAAAACTTTTTTAAATAAATTATGTTGCTCAAGAATTTCTTTTTTTTCTTGTTCGTTAACCTCAAATTTTATTTTCATATTGTTATTTCTTATTTTAATAATTAATATTCAATCTCGTCTGAATCCATCGTTCGATTTGTAAATGATTTTTTACTTGATTGTAAACCAGGTATTTCAGATGAGAATGAAGATGCCGATTTAGGAGTTGAAGGTGATGCGGGTTGTGGTTTTTCTTCGGAATAATCTTCATATCCAGTTCCTTCTCCTTCAGGTTTTTCGGATGATGGAGTAGATGGTTTAGTGTTTTGAACATCATTTGAATATTCAATTTCATCAACGGTATAATCCTCATAACCTGTCTTGGGTACTGATGAATATGGAACACCAGAAACTAAAGAATGATTTGCACCACAAATATTAATAATAGTTTCAGTTGTTATTAATGTCCCATTTTGGTTTCTACTTTCCAAATATTCTTGTGTGATTGGTCCAAAATTACCTGTTTGATATCTTTTTGGCATTTTTAAACAAGCTTGAACTTTTCTAATTGTTTCGTTTTTACAATATTGTTTGATTGGTAGTTGTTCAGAACACTTAGTATATCTAATTTTTTTTGTTGTACCACTAGTGTTTGTACCTCCTCCCGCATCTGTCTTTTTAGTTGATACTTGACCTTTATCACCCGATTGTGTTGATAAGTCATTAGATTTTTGTTTTACCCATTTACCGTCTTTTGATGACCACTGTTCACCGTCTTCTGTTTTAATAAAAAGATTCCCATCAGATTCGCACTCCCAATTACCCATTATTTTGTTACCATATCCGCGGTCAAATTGGAATCTAAAATTATTAAAGAAATACCAATAACCAGTTTCGGTAACGAAAACAACTTGATTGGGGTCTGTTGTTTTCGTTATTTTTAATTTAAAAAGACAAGGATAATCATTTACCCATGCAGGTAATCCTGATGACGATGGGGGTAAGGTTCCTCCAGCCTTTGGGGGTAAATTTCCTCCAGCCTTTGGGGGTAAATTTCCTCCAGCCTTTGGGGGCAAGGCTCCTCCTACCTTTGGGGGCAAACCCTCTATAATTAATTTTCTTATTCTTTCTATGTTATTTAAAACTTCCGTCATTTTGTTTGCTAATACTACCTTGTTGTCCGTTTAATGTCCAAATTACTTCGTTTGGATTATCTGTTGTGGTAAGTTTCATTCCATCAGACCAATAACCATTCTCTTTAAGCCATTTTTCAGCATCAGGAATTAAATTATTTGACGAACTTTTTGATGGTTCGCTTGAAGGAAAAAGATTGCCAATGAATGGGATTGATTGTAATTGTGACTTTAATTCTTGATAAACTTTATAACCAATATAAACACCAGACAGTGTGACAATAAGAAGAAATACCGTACCAATTGACTTAATTAAACGCCATAATTTTATTTTTCCTATTGAAGTCGTTCCCATATTGAGGTTTTCAATAGAATTATCCAATAATTTTTGAGCATTTTCAGCTTTCAGTTTGGATGACATATCTTTGGCTTGTTTCATCCTATTGATACTTTGTTGTAAAAGACCATCTTGACTTGTTATTCTTTTTAGTGCGTTTTCTACTTGTATAATTTGTTCAGGACTCAGTTTAGTCAATTTACGATATACTTTGTTCAATAATTGAGCATCTGCGGTTGACACTTGTTTACCTGTAAGCCTAAAGATTTCTTCGGCCTCATGCTTCAAAATTCCACTTACATCTGGTGCTGACACCACTTCAAGTTTTTTTGCAACTTTTCTAAATAACTCGGGACCCAACTCTGGAATTCCTTCATTTTCAGTCCATGTTGAAAGAACATCTTCCAAATCCTTCAACGCTTTTTCTTTAGATATATTACCTGATTTTATGTTGCTAATTTTTGTGTTAATAAAATTTTCAATTTGGGTTCCCAACTTTTTGTTTTCAATAAGGTGAGACGCCAACTTGGAAAAATCCAAACTTTGTATTAGTTTTCCAACTGCAGATTCCACATCCCCTGCTTTATTTTTTGTTCGTTGTAAAATCTCGTAAGCATTTTCTTCTTCTTTCCCAAAGTTGGCAAACATTTTCTTAAATGCCCCTTCAGGTATATCTTTAATTAGGCTTTTTACAAATTTTACTGCTGGTGCTGGATTTACTGCTTCATTCATTCTGTTATAAAAATGATTGATTTTCAGGATTTCTTCTAAAAGTTCTTTTTTCATGATGTTTTTTTTTATAAATATCAAATAAATTTGAAATTATTTATTACAAATTAGATAATTCTTTGGATTTTGTGGTTTATGATTGTTTTGTTCGTGTTGTTTCCAAATATTGATTACCATATTTTTTCCAAGCTTTTGATGTTCTTGGACCAAACTTACCATAACCTCCTCCATTTTGACCTAGATTGATGATACCTTCTTTGTAACCTGTTGCCCAGCCCTTTGCGTTTTGGTCTAACCAATCTTGAAATAATTTAATGTTTTTCGGGTTGGAAAGTTGAGGAGGTGTCTCGATTACCTTTTGTCGTGCAACCACAGAAGGTGTGATTGTTGCGGATGCCGAACTTTTTGGTTGAGATGAGACACTCACAGTATCTTGAGATAACGATTCATTCATTAATTTTTGTAACTCAATCAGGGATTCCTCATCAGTCAAGTTGGTTTGTATAGTCTCAATTACTTGTTTTTGAGTTTTTGGTTTTTCAGATTTGAACGATTGTTCCAATTCTTGTCTTTTCTTTGTACTTGCTTTCGGTGGAACGTCTTCCCCTTTTGGACTGACTCCCAACATTTCTGCTAACTTATCATAGGTATATAAAATACCCCCTATTTGTATAGTTGTGTGTCCAATAGCGTATTTAATTTTGTTATTGTTCTTCCATTTCATCATAAATTTTATAAAATTTCTTAAAGACAATTTTTCTAAAAGTTTTGAGAATGAAGATTTAACCAAATTCAATGCAGAAGTATATTTAATCCATTTTGAGTTTTTTGATATTTGTTCGGCAACTTCCTTTTCGGTTTCAGTTAAGGCAATTTTAGATTTTGGTCCTAATTCCATAAATTTCATAATTCTTACCAATCCTTGCTTTGAAAGTTTTTTTACTGCAGGTATTCTTGCAATTAATTGTGAACCAGGTATTAAAGAAAATGCCAAAGTCAAACCACCCATATAAGGGTCACCTTCTTTAAAATATAAAGATGCGTCTGCTAATTCTAAACCTAAAGAAATAAATGGTCCTGCTAATGGTATAAAAACAGTTCCAAACGCTGCCACTTGAAGTATTTCATGTCTATATTTATACATGTCATCAATATATTGTTGTTGTTTTTGATGTGCAGGTCCAAGTGTTTTAGGTTTATCTTGTTTGTAACCAAACCTTTCTATTTGACCGGGCATCATTTCATCGGGTTTCTGTTCCGATAAAATTAATACATTTTCAGAGTATGTTTTTGACATATCATATTCCATGAACAATAAAATTTTATTCAATTCATCATACGCTTCTTCTAATTTTTTTTTCTTTTCCATACAATACTATAAATACTAACGTAATGTATAAAATTTGATTCTTCAAATAAATTGTCGTATTTTTGAGACAAAAGAGAATCATGAGTCCAAAATTTAAAATAAAAGAGATAGTTGAGGTTAAAATCAAAAACGAATTCAAACGTCTTAAAATTATTGATTTAGAAATTTTTGATAATTTAGTACTTTACTATACTGATAATGGGAAGGCGTATCCTGAAGATGTTTTAGAGTATGTAGGTACAAATGGTTTAAAATATTTTCTTTACGCATCTGACGAACAGAAAGATAAAGATTTTTTACAAATCCTAAAAGATTTAAAAATTGATTTTTAATTACCAAATTTGATTTGCAGCTCCTCTGGACATTCCCGTTGTCCATTTTTCTCCGGCCTTTGTTAATGGATTTGCTTTACCTCTTTTTGTTTGATAGGAATCAGCCCATTTTGGGATATTCCCTCCACCTCCGCCACCTGATGATGGTGCCGAAGCGGCTTGTTCTCCCATTTCTTTCCTGTAACCCTTACCCGAGTACTTATTGAAAAAATCAATTAAAAAATCTACATCTAAAATCATAACAATAAGTATTTTTGTATTTGGAAAAAATTTGGTATATATACTTTTTTCTTAATAAGATTCTGCTTTTGGTAACGAATCAGGATTGATTGTATAATATTCATTCAAGAAAGAAACCAATTCATCCTCATCCAATTCAATCGTTGTTTTTTCCTCAAACAAATCATCTTCTTCAAACTCATCGTCGTAAAAACCAAATTCATCAGATTCAAGAACAAATCCGTATTCTTCAGTTAATAAATAGTCAATGCTATCCGTCCTAAGGACATCCTCATCATCTTCAATTGTTCTGAAAGATACTTCCAAAATATTTGATTCTTCATTTAAAAAATATGATACGATTTCTTTAATTTCCATAATACTCTTTTTATAATGAAATATTATGGAACTTACCAAAAGTCAAATAATTTTTCAAAAAAAATAAAAAATCCCTCGTATTAGGAGGGATTTACTTTTAATTATATTTATTCATTCTGTTGAGCATTTCTGAGATTTTGTTCTTTTGTATGAGGAACGATTCTTTTAAGTCCTCATCAACTTCTTCAAACTCATCTTCTTCATCTAATTCACTTTCGTAAGAAAATTCTTGATATGGTCCGCCTTTACCAGGTCCTTCAGAGTCAAAGTCATATGCTTTGTCCATTGCTCCATAGATTCCTTGAACTCCTGAAATATCTGGTTGTTCATCCAATTCTCCTTCATCATCAGCCCATGCAGATTCCATTGTTTCGTAATCTTTTTCTGGGTCATAACCATACATATCATCTTCAAAAACAGGGTATCCTGTGTTAGGTCCGTCTGATTGGAAATTGTATGCTGGTTCTATGTTGCTGATATCCATATCAGGAGCGTTTCCTCCGCCACCGTAACCTTGTTCATCAATCTCACCTTCACTATCCAAATGTCTTAAGAAATCCTCAACTCCTTTTTTACCTAAAGAATATCCTGTGTCACGACCTTTGAATCCATACATGTTTTTTCCGCCAGGATGTTCACGCTCGGTATCAAATTCAATATCATCTTCATGTGAAGGAGTTTTATACTTGTATTTTTTTCCTTTAACTAAATCTTTAACATCAATTTCATACATTTCACCGTCCGTTACTTCAGACGCATTCATATCTTCATAACCATCATCTTCGTTATCAGGGTCATCCACTCCGTCTTCAGTG